TGTTATTGCTCCACAGAATATTGAACCCGTAGCGCCGATACCACCAGACACAATTACAGAACCTGTTGTTTTTGAAGTTGATGATACTGCTGAAGCAAAAGTAGTTGAACCAGTATTAATGTTATAATTTTGAGAAACTTCATTTACACTCCATGACGAAGCATTGTTGTTTACTGTTGATATACAAGTGATAACCACGTGAATATTTGCAAGCGCATTAATCACAAGAACATTCGTTGATGTTTGGATATTTAGAAATACAGTTGTATTGTTGATGATACAATATGATGTTCCAACACTGATTGTTGATGTGCTCGGTAGTAATATTGTTTGAAATGCTGAACCTGTGAATACTTGATAGTAAGTGCTTGATGACGTCAATGTTGTTGTTCCATTGTTTGCTACTGTCGATGTTAAGCTCTTTGTTGTATTTAATGAGTTGATAACACCACCAACATACAAATTCTTTGCAATTCCAACTCCTCCGCTTGTGATTATACTACCAGATGATGATGACGTTGATTCAGTTGTGTTTGCAACTGTTAAGATACCACTCGATGAAATATTCGCTGAAGTAGATGAACCAACGTATAATGCTCCACTTACACCAACACCACCAGAAACTTGAACTGCGCCAGTTGTATAAGAAGTCGATGCCGTTCCTGATGCAATGATAACATCACCGGCTGAATCGATATTTGAGTTTAATGTTGATGTCCATGATGATGGCGTATTACCCGAAGCTACCAAACAAGTAATAACATCCCGCATACCCGCCTGTAATTTTTGAATCAATGAACTTGAAGATGTATTAACTGTCAATACTCCTGTGCTGTTATTGATGAACATAAACGATTGTCCAACTGTTAATGTTGTAGTTATTGGCATTGTTATTGTTTGATTTGATGAACCAGTGAAGACATTGTAGTAATTGCTTGCATTTGTTAACGCAACTGTTGAGCCTGATGTCGTAAATGTTGAAAATCCGTAAATTGGTGTTCTCATTGTTTTGTTAATGAGTGTTTGAGGTGTATTCAATGTGCAAACTGTATCAGATACTGCCGGAAATGTGTATGTATTGCCATCAACAAGAGATGAAAAGCTGACATCATTATTTATGCCGATTGTTTTGCCATCTGTCCCGATAACATTGATACTATTGGAAACGGTAAATGTCTTATTACTTGCGATTGATAAGGTTGATGATGTTGATGGTGTGATGTATAATCCGTTGATATCAACAGCATCATTTATTTCTTGAACGTTGATAGTTGTGGCATTGAAATTCCCTTGATTATCAAATAAATTGCTTAACAAACCTCCTAATGTTCCATAATTCTGAGTTGATGTCATTATGCTTAAGAGACTATATAATACACAAAGATAAATTAATTTATATCAATAGTATTTGATTGTTTGTAATAATGTATCTTGGCATTGACTTATGGATGTATAAGAATCCAAACATTTTGTAGTCTATGTCTATGACAGTCTGTAGCTCTTCCTTTGATAAATCAATGTATGACTTTATAAACTTCTTTACTGAGTTCATATTGGCAGATGGAAATAATACATAACTATCACATTCAAAGATAATATGTCTTGTCTTAAAATAATTTGTTGTTTGATGGTTGATAACAATAACATCAATGCCTGCTTTTCGTCCATGTTCTAAACATTGTCGTAATAACATGTCAATAAATACATACAGTTTCTTGTTCACAGCATCGTAATCGTCAAATATTAGTATCTTATCTTTCAATGCGTCGATAGTGATGGTTGTTGCAAACAGTGGATTATTAACATTAATTTGGATGAACGGGTCTTCGACATTATCTTGTGGTGGTTTAACAAAGTGTGCAAATGCAGGGTCTAAACTGTCTGTAGTTGTCATCATAACAATTTGTTTAACTGGTCGTTCTTTGGTTTCACGAATATTTCTCAATTCTCCAGCTAAATACGATGCAAATGATGATTTTCCAGAACCAGCAACACCACTGACATAACCAGCATATCGTTGATTGCTAGCAATGTTTATGTATGGTATCACATTGAATTGTCCATTATTCAGGCTAATATTCCTTACACGTTCATTCTTTGGAACATTAAAATTTACATACAACTTTTGTTTGTTCAACTGTTTATTTGTCGAAACAACTTTGGCAATTGGATAGTCTTTATCGTGTGTGAATGTTAAACTCATAATTGTGTTATATATTTGTATAACATAATTATTTATATATCCTTTGTCAATACTGCAACAAGTTCATCTGGGTTCAATCGAGTAGATTTTGTCATCTTTGTGATGTATTGGTGATATTTAGAATTAGTCATATGAGAATTTTGAAGACGAAAGATAACATGACGTCCACATGAATTCATGTCTTTTGACCATTTTTCATACCGATTCGGATTAAATGATACGTTGTAATTGGAATTGTTTAGCAGTGTTCTTAATGGAGTCTCGCCGTTCAAATAGGATAAGTATTTACAGTCTGGTATTTCGTCGTCTGGTTTTAATCCATAAGGGTCAAAGAATATGACATTTTCAAATGTTTGTCTGAACAAACAACACCAATGACCACTAGTTTCACTTGTTGTTTGATACAAAATTATGACCTTACCATGTGGATTTAATAACTCATCTAGTGAGTTCATCTTGACGACATCAGAATACACGACTACTTTTACTTTTCCTTTCAATGCATCAACCATCTGTTTACCACTCAACCGTTGATTATCCAATTGTTTTAACTCTTCTCTCAAATGCATGCTTTATATATATGGAATAGATTAAATTTATCCGTGCAATAGTCCGGCTCCAATTGCATTTCTTACACTATTTAAGGCGGATGCTGTGCCTAATGTTCCAGGAGTTTTAACAACTGACCCAACAACATTTGCAATATCAGAAAGTCCACCTATTCCAGGTTTGATATAGGAATTCCATAATTTAGATAAACTGAATCCTCCACCATGCATTTTAACGATTTTTCCACCACGATGATGACGTTTCATTTGCCCACCATCTGTGTTAGTTAGATTTACAACTCCAGATGATTCATTCTGTTCTGCTTCAACAATGTCCTTTTCAACGATACCAACACGTAATTCCATTTGTTCAGGTGAAATGAGTGCAACACCATCAACAACATACAACACGTTAAATTGATATCTCCAAGCTGCATCAGCTGGTGCCGGATTGTTCAAGTAATTGAAGTAGTCAGCATTATCTGTTAGAATGTTATTTTTAAGCGTAAATGATATGGTTATAGGAAAGTTTACTGCAGCACCAGCAACATATCCACCAATGTCGCGTGCAACATCCACACAGAATACAGAGCCTAATCTGAAGTCGTATTGTTGGAAGTTCATTGAATCTAAACCGTTATCACAAGCTAATTGATACATTTGACGTTTCTTCATTCCTGATAACAATGCTTCTCTATCTCCAATCTGAATTTTAAGAGTTTCAATTGTTAAAAACCCATCTGCGTCTGTATCAGTTTTATCATTCTTTAATCGTGATGCCCAGAAGTATATTTTGTTTGGAACATGGTCAATGTAATCAGTGCTCATTGTTGTTTCGGCTAAAGTTGCTCCTTGTGCTAAAGCGGCGATTGGTTGCGTTTTCAGATAATATTTAGGACATGGAACTTTAACTACTTTTGGAATAGCAACAGACGGTTTCATCCAATGTAAATATAGCGACAGATTCCCTTGTGTTGTTGGTAATGTTGGTGTATATGAAAATCCAGCTGATTTAGCAGGGTTCAGTGAAAACATTCGTTTCAATGTTGAATTGAATGATAGTTTGACACGCATGGTTCTAATATTTGATAGACCAGATTGTTCTTCTTCGTTAAATAATGGATGTTGAAGAGGCTCCACAATTTCATCCCAGGTTTTCACAATTGGTGTATTATCATATGCTGTGTTATCCACAGTCCATGACAACATCGCACGTGTGGCTTCAGATGATAATGCAGGAACAACAGAAAATGGAGAATCTCTTGATGATGCAGGAAGTTTAGCATATGCATTTGCTTCGTCTAATTGTGATGCTCCGAAGCCCAGATATTTCTTTCGTGATTCACTGTTTGTGTTAAATCGAGATAATGCAGGAAGGTAGTTGTTTGTGTTGTATCCTTCAGGAGTTTCATTAATTTCTACAATACAAGTATCAATCAGTTGGTTAATACATTGATATCTAGGAACAACATTGTTAATGTTTGCTTTAATATCAGCCCCATGTGCCGCAGCATCAGCCCCGGTTGTTGATGCCATGCTTACATTTAATCCATTCATACGAATTAACACACGACTGTCTAAAATCATGTTGGTTCCACTTGATTTGATGACGACTTCTGCGCCAGACGTATCAAATGTATCGAAATCAACCTTAGTCCACCATTCTCCATCAGGACCTCTGACATGCTCACGAACAACTTCACCGACCACTGACTGTTGAAATAAATCATAACCATTCACATTGTGCACTTTATCGCTCATGATAATCTATATACTTTTATTTCATAAATTAATTTTTCATAAAAATGGATTAAAATATAAATAATCTAGATTATTAGTATATTAATGGAATTTACAATAGACGATGAACTTGAAACAATATGTCCAGTAAAGCAGAAGTATAGATGTGATAAATGCAATAAAGAGTTCAAGCGATATCAACACTTGACGCAGCATATGAACAATAAGTATTATTGTGATAGAATAATTACTCAAAAAGAAGTTCTTGATAAAAAACTACAGTTTGCAACCACACAATACGACAATCTATTGAAAGTTATCAAATCACAACCAAGGATTGAACTGTATAAGTTGCTTATCATGTATCGAAATGTTTACAACTATTGTTATAAGATACGATGCTACATTGAAAAGATGAACTTACCAGAAAATGACAAGAAAGCAGCCTTAAAAGGTTTCAATGATTATTATGACATGGTTAAAAAATTAAATATATAGTCATAGTATATAATTGAGTATGGATAATGAATACTTTAACATATTGCTTCAGAATACCACATCATCGGTCCAAAAAGTTGTCAGTGAAAATAACCTTAAATTTCCAATTATTCGTGATGCCAGTCAGTATGAATTAGGTATAACTAAATTTGCTTTACCAGTCCAATATATCGAGTGCTTTAAGATTAGTGATGCATCACAGTATCAGATTACTCAATCTCAGTTAGTCCCTGTTTATACATCATCCGGGGGAATTGATGATGTTAGCAATGTGTTGTTATCTACTACAACCAGTTTATTAGATTCAAATGCGTATCCCATGATAAATCAAGAAGATGTTATCGAAAATGTCAATAGAGCATTCATGAGAGTTCATAGAGATTTCATTGCCTTGTATAATCCATATTATAGTAATGTTCAAACACAAACGGTTGCTATTAACTATTCTGATGCAGCCACGTATACCTCTGCAACAAACTTCAAATACACTAAACAATTTTCATTCGCTAATACCAGTCCAGCAAATTATTCAAACTTAGGATATTTAACCGTCAGTTTATCACTTTACAATGAAGATTTCTATGTTCTCGGAAGTCATGGACACACGAATATGACATATGAAGTGTTTATCACAGACCAAAATTCAAATACTGTGCAGTTATTCTCAAATCATCAGACACAAAATGGTAATTTGGTTTTTTCAAGTAGAACTCAGCAAACTATTGTTTTCGATGACTCATACATAAAATCATACGAAGACCAATACAATATCAATGTAGTTCCTGCGGTTAATAGCACAACCTACTGTCATCCACGCAATTCGTTCATTAGTTTCTATGATAAAGTTCAAACTGGTGGCAATTGGACTTTAACTGTCATTGCATGTCAACCAATCAAAAATGAAGTCATAGTATCTGACCAAGCGTTTCCATTTATTGATGCAACGATAA